TCTACTACAGGTGCTTTTGTAGGTAACTTCCAGTGGGGTCCAGCGGGCGAGATCGTAACAATAAGTTCAGAGAATAATCTTGTTGAAAGATTCTTCGAGCCAGATAACGATACAGCAGTAGACTTTTTTACAGCAGCATCATTCTTGGCATATGGAAACAATCTGAAAGTAGTCAGAGCCGTAGATGATGATACAGCGAGGAACGCTGTAGCATCTGGAACAGCAGTCTTAGTCAAAAATGAAGAAGACTATGTTCAAAATCATAGAGACGGATCTGGTTCTAATGGAATGTGGGCAGCAAGGTGTCCGGGAGCTTTAGGAAACAGTCTTAAAGTGTCTTTCGCGGATTCAAGTAATTTTGACAGTAATTCAGTAGCATCTACTACTATAACAGCAGCAGGATCTGGTTATACATCAGCAACTGTAACATTTAGTGCAGCACCAGCAGGCGGTATTACTGCCACAGCTACAGCTACAGTAGGTGGCGGAGCAGTTACAGCAATTACTATTACTAATCCAGGAAACGGATATACTAGTGCACCTACAATAACAATCGGAGGCGACGGTTCTGGAGCAACTGCTACCAGTACTTTGGCAACTGATTGGGCGTACAAAAATAAATTTGATACAGCACCTTTAACATCTACTAGAGTTTTAACTTTAGGCGGATCTAACGACGAGATGCATATTGTAGTCGTAGACGAAGATGGTTTGTTCTCAGGAACAGTAGGTACAGTTCTTGAAACATTTGCAGGAGTTTCTAAAGCTTCTGATGCTAAAGGACTAGAAGGGGGTTCAATTTTTTACAGAGATGTAATTGAAAACCAATCAAAATATATTTATTTCACAGACCACCCAGCAAGTGAAACAACTTGGGGTACAAGTGGAGCACAAAAAACATTTACATCTAACTTTACAGCAGCAGAAAGTACTGTAAGTTTAACAGGCGGTGTAACTGATGCACCTGATAGTGGAGATATCCAAGCCGGATACGCATTATTTAACGATTCAGAAAGCACTGATATTTCACTTGTATTAACAGGTGGACATAGTACAACAGACGGCAAATGGGTAACAGACAATATTGCGAAAGTAAGAAAAGACTGTTTAGCATTTGTAAGTCCTCAAATGGGAGACGTCGTTAATAACGCAGGCTCAGAAGTTACAGCAATGAAAGCTACTAAAGCCCTATTAACACCTACTTCTTATAGTGTAATGGACGGTAACTGGAAATATATGTACGATAGGTACAATGATGTTTACAGATGGGTTCCATTAAACGGAGATGTAGCAGGTCTATGTGTTGAAACAGATAACACTACAGACCCTTGGTACTCACCAGCAGGATTTAATAGAGGTCAAGTTAGAAATGCAGTTAAATTAGCATTTAACCCAACTAAAGCAAACAGAGACGACATGTACTCAGCAGGAATTAATCCTATTGTTAATAGTACAGGTAACGGTATTGTATTGTTTGGAGATAAAACAATGTTATCAGCACCATCAGCATTTAATAGAATTAATGTTAGAAGGTTATTCATTGTAATCGAAAAGGCTATTGCTATAGCAGCTAAATTTCAACTATTTGAATTTAACGATTCATTTACAAGAGCTCAATTTACATCACTACTTACACCGTTCTTAAGAGATGTCCAAGGCCGTAGAGGAATTTACGACTTTAAAGTAATTTGTAACACATCAAATAATACTCCAGAGATTATTGATAGGAACGAATTCGTAGCAGACATATTCATTAAGCCAGCAAAATCAATTAACTTTATACAGTTAAACTTTATTGCTACAAGAACTGGTGTGTCTTTTGATGAGATTGGTGGATAACAATTATAAATAAGTTTATTAGGAGAACTAACAATGGATATACAACTATTTAAATCAAGACTTGGGGCTGGCGGAGCTAGACCTAATCAGTTCTTGGTAGAATTGGCATTCCCTGCTTATGTAGGAGCGCCAGATTTGACTGCTAGTGTACTTGTAACTGGAGCTGCTATGCCAGCTTCAACTGTTAATCCAGCTATTATTCAATACAGAGGTAGGGAAATTAAATTGGCAGGCGAAAGGATATTTGATCCTTGGACAATAACTATTGCCAATGATACAGCTCAATCTTTGAGACAACCTTTTGAAGAGTGGTTAGATGGTATGAATGCAAAGGCTGATAATTCATCAGTTGCATTACAACCTAGAGATTACCAAGCAGACATTACAGTCACACACTTAGATAGAAACGATAACGCGTTACCTGGTGGCATTGTAACTTTACGAGATGCTTTTCCAATTAACATGTCAGAAATTGCATTACAATATGCACAGAACGACATAATTGAAGAGTTCACAGTTACATTCCAATACCAGTCATACGATGTTGCTAACTAAGAACCCGTAATGGGAACGGATAAATAATTATGGATATTTTTGGATTTGAGATTAAAAGGAAAGGGACGCCCGAAGGTGAAAAATCCTTCGTGGCGCCATCCGAAGACGGTGCAATAGAGTCAATTCGAGCGGGTGGGTACTACGGTACCTACATGGACTTAGAAGGAGTCGCACAAACAGACGCAGAATTGGTTAAACGGTATCGAGACATTGCCATGATGGCAGATGTTGATACAGCAGTAGAGGATATTATAAATGAATCTATTGCACAATTGGAGAATGAATCTCCCGTCGAACTTAACCTTGACGATGTACAATTATCGTCATCAGTTAGGAAATCCATAGCCAGAGAGTTTGAAGAGATAAAAAATCTATTAGATTTTAAAGCTCAAGCTCAAGATTATTTTAGACGATGGTATATAGATGGCAAGATCTTTTTCCATAAGGTTATAGATCTTGAAAATCCTAAACAAGGGATCAAAGATATTAGATATATTGATCCTAGGAAAATTAGGAAGGTGCGAGAAATTAAGAAGGAGAAGAATCCTTCAGGCGTACAATTTGTTAAAGATGTAGAAGAGTTCTTTATCTATAACGACAAGGG